TTCCTCCTTAATATTGTTTTCAAAATCTTCATCGTTGAGGAGCGGGCATTTGCTCCCCACATACTTTTGCGGATACTCGCTGACTTCTCCTGTGAGGCCGCACCGGCGCGACGCATCACGGAAGAAGAAACATTGAACGCAGTTGATATCGGCGTTTCCCCTCGCGTCAACCGGCCAGTAGTTCGTCACTACGGCGCGACCGCGAATGTAGGAGAGGACGCCGCTTTCAAAGCTGGGCATTTTGAGCCTCCTCTGGAAAATGGTATTTCGCAACAGCGACGGCGTGCTTCTCAATCTCGCTTGACCATAGTGCCGTGCCTGGTCCGTTGATGCTCTCCCAAATCATTGGGAAAGATGCTTGACCATCGAACAAACTGCCGAGAGTCGGCGTGCGCTCATACTGCGCGGATATCCGCTTGAGCAGATACCGCCAAAACGGAGTGGCGATGCCGTTACCTTGGAGCCGGTATCGTGCAGAATCTGGCAGCTCATAAACAGAGCCTTTTTCGTTGATTCCGTACTTGCTCCAATCGTCGGGCATCCCTTGAAGCCGCTCACATTCCTTTGGCGTGAGTCTGCGGACGATGCTCGTTGCCGTTAGCGGCCGGTCTTTTTCTTCTGCTGTCAGCGTTGTCGCTGTGCCGTCTTCGGTGATACCGTTATGACCTTTGCGGTCAGACATCATAACTGGTTCTTCTGCTATGATTTCTCGCTCCTTTCCGTTTCTTGCTCCTGTGCCTTTGAAATAGCTTGCGTCAAGGGTTTGGCTCACTTCACCCCCCCCTACGCAAGAGGTCATTTTGTACTTCATCGATCACCAGCATATCGTTATATGCGTCCTGCCCGTTGTAACTGCCCGGATGCGCTCCGGCGTTAACTGTTCCCGTTTTATCTTGATAGCTCACGATTAATACTTCGCTGCCCCCCCATATGAGCCGCCGCATACTGTGGTCGAAACGGCTATATTGTCCTCGCGGTAAACAGCGGATTGGCTCACTTGGTTAAAGGTTTTCACCTCAACAACTATTGGCACATTGCCCCCCCCCTGTTCCGTACCGCTGGATAACAGGCATCGCGATTTCAGCCTCTTCAAAGATTCCGTGGCGGTATTTGTTGTATAGTTTCTTCATATTTCACCACTATCGGCTGATTGCCCCCCCCTGTGCCGTACTTGGCGCTCACAGTTTCGCAGACTTCGCCGAGCGGATTGTAGCGGCTGTCTTGATTGTGGCTCTCATACACAAGCACAACAGGCTCATGATGCTTCGTTTCTGCACGGAGCGTATGAGCAATATCATAAGACACGTTCATTACGCCCCCCCTGGTCGTTGAGAACAAGCACAAGCGGAGTGTTTCTGCCGGATGCGTTGCTGCTCGTTGATACTGTGTAGCCCACTTCACTCATCTGCACTTCTCCGTTTCCGTTTTGATGGATTGCACAGCACCCCCCCTAATTAGGACGCACGGAACGTGGTCGGCATCGGTTGCCCTGTTATTCAAGGTCTTCGACACCCCCCCGTCATGGCTTGGTTGTAGAGGTCAACGCCGTAGCAAACCGCATGGACTTCTGTTTCATTCAGCGTGTACATCGCCCCCCTACTCTGTAGCCATCGCCTTTGTGGGAGGGGCGGTAGCCGTTTCCTTCCAGACAAATAATGTCTGATCTTGACTCACGCCCAGAGTCCCGCTCTTTTCCCATTGTATCAGCGCACCCTTTCCAGCTTTCTTGCCAAGGCTGTCCACCTCGCACCCCCCCCTAATTTTGAGGGTCGCACTCGTCAGCACCATCACAGGCCGTTTGGGAACTCAAGCACTGTCTCTCTAAAGCTTCTTTCAGCTCTGGCGGCAGCGCTTTCCCTCGCTTCGATGCCCTGTTCAATATTCCAGCGCAAGCCCTTGCGCTCAAACAATATTTCTGGGGCGCTGAGTCCTCCAAAATCTGCGACAAGCGCGATACGTTTTCTTCTCTGGGGAACTCCCCAAAACTGGGCATCGTGAAGTCTCCAAGCAATTGACCATTTACCATCCGCAGAGTAGTAGCACCCGGATTTTGTCCATCCTCCGTCTGGTACACACACACACACATTGGCATCCGGCTCTGCGACTTTGATGATTTCTTCGATGACCGCTGCGAAGTCTGAGCCTTTTGGCTTTCCACTTGAGAACGCTCCAGGCACGTTTTCCCAGACGAGGTATCGAGGTCGAACCATGAAATCTGACCGTCCATTATCTCGCACATCCCGCTCTCTCATCTCCTTTACTATCCGCATCTGCTCCATGAACAAGCCGCTACGCTCTCCCGCAAGTCCGGCTCTCTTCCCCGCCACGCTCAAGTCTTGGCAAGGAGAGCCGCCTGTGATGACATCGACTATCGGCAGCTCCTCACCGCTCAATTGTGTGATATCGCCGAAGTGCTTCATCACAGCCCCCAATAATCCCGAATCTGTCGGTCTACTTCTGCCAAATCGTTCGGAATCTTCTCCTCAAACATCCCCTCTGGCGATTTGCTGATGTCAGATCCGTCAGATTGCGTTCTGAAGTAATAGGTGCTTGTGCCGTCTTTCATGGCGCGGAGGCAGACGGTGACGAGACCCTCGACGCACACTTTCTGGTCGAGCAGCTTGCCGATGGTCTTCAGCTTGGTCTCGCCGTAATCGTTCGATTCCTCATGCATGATGAGATAAACGATTGCGTCTTCTGGCAGCTCGTTCTTGATAAACATAATCAAGCCGTAAGCATCGTCTGCGATGCTGTTGTAAAGATCAAACTGCGATCCGCCCTGTTTCTTGTTATGCTCCGCCATGAATTTCGCCGTCTGCTGATAGCCGAAGTCATCAATGACGGCGGTCTTCGTCGGCATCTTGGAGAGGGCGTTTTTGACCTTTTCCACGCTTGCGGTCTGATACTCATACTTGAATTTCTTGCGGAACGGCAAACGCTTGTTGATGGTGTTGACATAGAGGATCCCATCCTCGCCGAAGTTCAACAGCGACCGGCTCTTCCCTGTGCCGGATTTGCCGTAAATGATTATCGCTTCGCCGATAAGGCAACTCTCCTTTCCTTTTCTTTGATTCTGATTTCTGCCAGCTCCTCATCGACCTCTTGGAGCATCTTCAAAGCCAGCTCACGCTTTCGCATTGCGGCCTCTGTCCGTGCGAGGAGCTGCTTGCGTTCGTCTGCTCTAATCCTCATCCTTTGCACCGAGGCCGAGCAAAGCGGCCTTGTCATGGTCATAGCTTGCCACGCCGTCAAGCGTGCGGTTGATGGTGCGGATGACGATGCTCACCGTCTCCGGCTTCTCCGTGCTGTCGAGCAGATCTGCGACAGCGGCCAAAATCTTCTGAATATCGCTCATGTGTTCTCCTTTCATACATTCCATTTGTAAGCAAGGTCTTTTAAACCCTGCGCGAAAAACTCTGCCGGTTTGTTGCTGTTCTCGGCGAGAAACGCCGCCTTGTCGTTATGGTAGCCGCGAAGCCGCTCCTCATACGGCTTGAGCCAAAGCGGATTTTTCTTCGGCTTCTTCGGTTTCACTCGTTCGTCACCTCCCACGCATCGAGCGCGGTGACGCACTCGTCACAGCCTACGATTTCGCCCTCGGCGTTGCGGTAAAATGTGTCGCAGCTCTCGCCGCAGATAGGACATCTCGGCTCTTTCAGCTCCTCGCCGTAGCCGTAGCCGGTACGCATGGCGCGGGCAATGATTGGATCGTCTTTAATCATTCTCCCAGCCCTCCCAGCGCTCCTCGCCGTCCTCAAGCACATCCTCTGGGATGTCAAATTCAATCGGCTCAAGCGGCGTTCTCCACTTGTCATAGCGGTCATAAGTGATTAACAGCGCCCACGCTAACAGGCCACACAGGCACAGCAGCGCGAAGATGATAATCAACAGGATGATGGTTGTCTTGGTCACTTTCTTGTCTCCTCCATGATTCTCTTCCCGAAGTCTGCCAACAGCATTGCGACGATAATCAGGAGCGCAATCCAGCTGATGATTTCGGCATTGAACAGGAACAAAGCGCAAACTGCGGCATACTTCTTCATGGTCTTCTCCTTTACTTGTGGAAAATGTGTTTCCCTTGGATCTCTTTCAGATGTTTAACACGATAAGTTGTCCGCTGATAAAACCAGCCGCGCATTGCCGAGTCCTTGCGCTCCTCGTTCCGCATTTGCTCGACTTGGTGGCGGTATTCGGCATAAGTCTCACACTCGCTGTGGCATCCTTGGTGCCGGTCTTTGCAATGATAACAACCTGTAATCATGACAGCGCCTTTCTCATATCCACCGTTATGCCGAGCAGTTTGCACACATTGTCGCGCACATCGTCCGGCCATTTGAGCGGGCTTCGCATCATGTACTTTCTCATCGTGTCATGGCTCACATGGGCGGCTTCTGCGAGATCCTTTTGATTGAGATGCAACACTCTCATTCGCTCCAGTATGGCCGCCATAAACCAATCAATTTTTGGCGCTGGCTCTTCGGCGTAGGTGTCAAAGATCGTGCGGGGCATTACTCTTCCTCCTCGATGACTTCCAGCCTGTCTACGCAAAACTTCACCATGCTGTCCACAAGTGCGCACATCTTCACGCCGTTCTCGTCGCAGATCTCTTTGAGCATTTCAAAGGTGTCCGCCCACAGCATCACGCTCTTGTAGTTCGGCTCTTTTGCTCTGACGCGCCGGATCTGAAATTTGTCAGGCATTGGCTTCTCCTTTCTGTCTACTATTGTAGTCGGTCAGAATAAAAAAATATCACTCGGTTTCACGCCAAGCACATCAGAGATTTTCGCAATCGTCTGCGTGTTGACATTGACTTCCTCGTTGTTCTCGATCTTGCTGATGGTTGCGCGAGAAAGCCCGGTCTGTTTTGCCAATTCGGTTTGCGTAATTCCGCATTTCTCTCGGCAAATCTTGAGCCTGTTTTTGAGCATCTTGTCACCTCCCTCCATGTCAACTTTCGTGGACAATGCAAATATAACACCATAGTAGGCGGTTGTCAACTATAATAGGCAATCTTTTTGTTGACTTTTTTTTGTAACTATTGTAAACTTTAGTTGACAGGGGGCGAGAAAAATGACCATAGGTGAATTCATCAAGCAGTATCGAGCGGAACATGATAAGATGTCAAAGCGGTCTTTTGCCGACTTGGTTGGTTTGAGTCCACAGTATGTTTCAAATTTAGAGCGCGGTTTCAACAATGACGGAAAGCCGCTGTCTCCTACCATGAACACTTACAGAAAGATTGCTGAAGGTGTCGGCATGAGTGAGAAAGAATTGCTCTCGATGCTGAACGACAATTTAAAAGTCAACCCGCCTATTGAAAATATAGTAGATATTGAAATTGTGTCGAAATATAATGCCCTTGACGCTCACGGCAAGCAGATCGTTCTCGCTCTGCTCGATGCAGAGTATGAGCGTTGCACACGCAATGTGATAGACCTCAATGATGTCACGATGGTCGCCCGCTCCGGCAAGAAGATGGACGAAGCGACCAAGGCCGAAGCGCAGAAGATGGCTGATATCGTCTTCGGTGATGAAGAATGAGATGCAAACATGACCGCGCCCCCGCTCATGCGATGTTCTGCCCCGATTGCGGAGCGCGGCTTATCGAAACGCGGGGCGAGGTCAAAGTGCCGCCGCCGCAGATCCTACCGAGCGGCACATACTTCGGTCGCATAACTGTCCATGGCGACCGCCGAAGCATCAGCGCGGAGACGGAAGAGGAATATTACGCCAAGGCCAGAGCGGCAAAGCTGGGGCTGATAGAAACAAAAAAAGCCGCTCCCAAGATGACCTTGGAAACGGCAATTGAAAAGTTTATTAAAGATAATGATAAGGTCTTAAGCCCCTCGACGATAAAGGCATACAAGAGCATGGCGCGGACTCGCTTTGTGGCGTATCAGAAGCGCGATATTAGCGCGATTAACTATCAACGCATGATAAATGACGAGGCCGCCGAAGTCTCGCCAAAAACGCTCTCAAACGCTTACAGGCTCGTTTCTGCGTCGCTCCATCATGTCGGCGCGGAGGTGCCGGTTGTGAAGCTGCCGAAGATTGCCAAAGCGTCGCGGCCTTGGCTCGACTATGAGCAAATAGGGATCTTCATGGCGGCAATCAAAGGCAAGCCTATCGAGACGGCGGCGCTCCTCGCTCTTAACGGCCTCCGGCGGTCTGAGCTGTTCCATCTGACGAGTGACGATGTGGAACTACAAAATCACATCATCCATGTGCGTGGCGCTTCTGTCTATAATTCAGACGGCCAGTTTGTGACCAAAGAGACCAACAAAAACGCATCTTCGACGCGGGATGTACACATATGTATTCCACGCCTTGAAACGCTTTTAAAGGGCATTTCCGGGGCTTTGGTGACAGTACAACCAAACACCCCATACATCGAGATAAATCGCGTCTGTAAGGCCGTAGGATTGCCACAGGTTGGCGTGCATGGTCTCCGGCACAGCTTCGCATCACTCGCATATCATCTCGGCTGGAGTGAGGCCACCACGATGCGAGAGGGCGGCTGGAGCAACAGCAAGACCGTCCACGATATCTACACCCATCTTGCCGCCCAAGATGCCAATGCCGACATCGAGCGGATGCGGAAGTTTTACACCACCGAAAAACCCAAAGCTGCCCCATCTCACAGCGAATCCGTGGCAATGGAAAATCCAACAGAGCAAAAAAGCGAGTGATACCAATCGGTTTTGGTTTCGCGTTTTGGGTTCGACTCCCATCATCCGCTCCAAACTTTAAGGGCTGAAAAGATTTGCTTTTCGGCTCTTTTTGTTTGGCTTTAGATACTTTTAAACCTCAAAAGTTTTACATACTTGATGCCGTTACCATGTCATTACCACAAAGTGTGGCCGATTTTTACCGCTTTTAGTATAATACAAGCACACTATTTTGGCAATGAAAATGGCAATAAAAAAGACCCGCCTGGAGGATATCCAAGCGGGAATTTTTAGCTTTACTTTTCCTGATAATAGGTCGCCGTGCTGATGCCGATCAGAGCGCCGATCAGCGTGCAGACGATAGCCGAGACCTGTGCGACGATCTCGCCATAGCCCCAGTCGAAGACCTTATCGAGGCCGACAAAAGCCGTGGTGCAAGCGGGGATGCAGATCAGGACAAGCCATTTGAGAACGAGATAAACTTTGTCCGGGAGTTTCATTTTGTTTTCTCCTTTATATTTTTGATATCATTTTTGATGACGGCGATATCTTGGCCGATTGTTTCAAAGCGGGAGGCGTAATGGTTGTGTTCATCCAAACGCTTTTCCACTCCGGCGAGGCGGTCATCGAGACGAGCGTCTCTCACGGCCTCCTCAATTTTGCGACGCTCGTTTTGGGAGCGCGAGATCAGCCATTGTCCAACCACAGAGCAGATCCCTGTGATTATGGCGACGATGACAACATCACTCATTTTCGTTCGTTCCTTATACGTTCAATAATTTTGCCCAGACTTCTCCGTCGCAGACGGTCTTTCCCGAAAACTCGCAAAGCGCAATCTTGCTATTCTCGCCAAACCATCCGTCC